GCCTCACACTCATCCACCAATTTAAGTATCTGCTTCCTCATCCTTTCCTTGCGGCCTACCTTCTCAAAAAATATATCTACAAGTCCATTCAATTCTTCTACGGTATCGCTGGTTAATGGCATGCTTCCCTTAACTCCTTTACTATAACATTCCCAGTTAGGCAGTTACCTTCCTCATATCCGTATAAAAATAGAGAGCCATCTGTAAAAGACGCCGAACCATAATAATGTATTATTCGGCAATCTGCTTTATCATCAATTTCGTTCATTATCTTTCCTCCGTGGAGTCCGGCCATCTGCTATTCCCAATTCTATTTTGATAGCTATTTTGACTCCCGGCATATCCTCTTTAATCTTTCTATCTAACATCTGGACTATCTCCGCCAGGGTCTCTTTTACATAACCTTCTAATTCTATCTTTTTAATAAATTTTTCTACATCCACCATTCTTTTAGTCCCCTAACTTTCCTTCGTCTTTCCCCACTTCTTTAAGAAAATCACCTTCAGCTAATTTGCCAATCCCCTCTTTAAGATCTTCCATTGCCTTAATAAATTTGTCTTCTCTTTTTTCCAATTCCTCTTCTCCCACTATTTCCAGACCGCTCTTCATGTAGTAATTATTACCACCAATATAAGCCTTTCCCAGTCCTAATTTATTTCTAGCCTGGTTAGGTGTCATCATGGCATGTCCAATGTATTTAATATATCTATCTCCTTCTGCATCAATATTTCGAATATCCAAAGTATTTAGTTTGAATACATACTTATGACAATTCAAGCCCTCTTCTATGATCTTAGAGTTAACAATATTCTCCATATCTGTCTGGTAGGGCTCCACTACTGATTCCACATATATCTTAGTTAATTCCGATGTCTCCTTACCTCCACCTAGTTTCCCTACCCTGGCTCTAACTCCAATCCGTTCTCCCGGCATATGATAAGCAATGAGTATATCTTCTACCAATGATTCTCGATATAATCTGAAACTCCCTTCCTTTATGTCTACGGATAGCTGCTGCCATTGAAATTTAGCATTTTCATCGGGAAGCTGGAACACCATGGTCCGATGGGCATTCTCGGAACCCCTGATCTCGGTATCCAAGAAATTCTTGATTTTTTTTGCTGTACCAGCTTTCCAATCTCCAATCAAAGTAATTAAGGCTGCGGGAATCCCGTAATTTTCAAAAAATGATAGATTATAATCCCTAATTCCGATAAGTCCTACTAGGGATCCAACTGCTGATAGTATGGGAGGAGCTCCATAATAATCCGATCGCGGATAGTATCTCTTATAATAGATCAGCTCATTTGCTCTACTCTTTTCATCAAATTTTCCTTGATTACCGGTTTCGGCAGAGATATCTTTCTCTTCCCCGTACCTCTTAAACCATACCTTTTTATTATTTCTCTCCTGACAGAATTTCTTCTTCTTTTTATGGATCCTGAAAGTGTGCCCGGCGATATGCCATATCTCGGCTACTTCCCCGATGGCATTTCTCACTATCTCAAATCCACCCCAGCCTATTATTCCTACATCAATAAGCATTTCTTTTAATATGTGCCTTAAATACTCCTCCGGATTAGGTTTATCCAAGAGTTCGTTAATCTTCTTTTTCTCATCTTCATCTTCTTCTTCCCCCTCTTTCAGTTCAAGCCTCCAGCCCAGACCAGCTACATCTTCGGCTATCTGGTCTACGCAAGCACTAAAGGTTGAATTCATATCGTATAATTGAAGCAGACTATTAGGGGAATTAGGGGGAGCTTTTAATTCATTAATTCCAAATTGCTCTTCTTCTTTAATCTGTTTGGAAGTCTTTTTGACTTCGTGCTTATTGAGGGTTGATAAGGGATAAATCCCTTTTGAAGTCTGTATAAATTGCTGCCCCTTGGTAAGGGTAACGTGAACCTCAGCCTGCTTTTTTTTCTTTATTTCTTCGGTCATGTCCTTCACCTCATTTAATCAAGTATTAAACAAATACCTCCGCCTGTTCGTTTTATTTTTCTTCTTTCTTTGTCATCCATAATGATTAGTTGCTCACCTCTTTAATCAGTCTAAATCCTCGGGATCTCTGTCAGATTTGTCAGATTTCAAGTTGTACTTTTTAATTTAACTGCTGTTTTACCGGTAAATTTTTACCATCTGGCAAGGATTCCCTTCGTAGGAATTAATTGATTGACTATTCGCTTCTCAGTGTGCCATTTTAATTTTTTTTTATTCATTTTTCCCATCCTTTAAAATAAAGACTCTGGAATAGCATTAATTCTCTTTCTTGTTATCTCGCAATATTCAGGCTTGTTATCTATGCCTATATAATCTCGTTTCAATTCCTTACAGGCCATTAAAGTTGTTCCACTACCGCAAAATGGGTCAAGATATATCTGGTCTTTATTTGGCATCATAGTTAAGGTTACAAGGTATTTCATAAGCGATAAACTCTTAACCGTAGGATGTATATTCCCCCTTGCTATATTATGCCTTTTAAAATTTTTGTTATCTTTGTTCTCTTCATTTTCTTTGTTTAACTTTTCATATATTTCTTTGGTAGTTAATTTTCCGTCAAGCCAGTAAAGGTTTTCACATCCTCGATTTCTTTCAGATTTTGAACTTTTGGCACAATAGAAAAAGCGGGAAGGATTTCCCGAATCATTAAATCCTACTATAGCACCCTTTCTTTTTAGACCTTTATTAAATGGAATGTTACCATTTATTATCCCTTTGCCTCGTGACCCTGTTGGTCTATAACTATTCCCGCTTGTTTTGTATTTATCAAATTCTTTCTTAACCTCCAACGAATCATCAATAATTACATTCGCAGGGAAGCGACCTTTGGAAGAAATCTCACTTTTATATAATGGTTCTGTTATTTTTACATTACATTCTAAATTGCTTTTTACTCCCATTTTTTTATATTCGCCTTTTCTTCCTCTTGCTCTATCAATATCATTTTGTCCTTGATATCCTATCCTCCCCCCATCAATATTAATTCCTGCCACTCCCCACTTCAAGGCATTGTTAGCATAACTGCCCTCGTTAGCCTTCATACAAATTAAGATAGGTTCGTATGCTGGTTTCAGCGAATGTGATTTCCAGCCATTCCAAAGGGTAGCTTCGGGAGTAGCGGGTACAGTAATGTCTTGCTGACCTGATACTCCGAATATACCAACATCAGTTTTATTGGTACATTCCCATCCTTTTTTCCGTTTACCATCTGCAACATCTGGTAATTCATATTTTCCAATAACTTTTCTAAAATTATCCCATGCTTTTTTAAATTCTCTTTGTGTCGATTTCCTCCCCAATTTCTTTTCTAATTGCTTCTTACATTCATTTTTGTCTAAAGTTTTACTTATATCCGTTGCCTTAGGGAAACCGCTACCATATAGCCACATGATACAATCCTTAATAATCCAACCTGCATCCTCAATCGCACAAGCTAATCTATGAAAAGTTCGAGTGCCACCAAAAGCCATAAGAGTTGCTCCTGGTTTAGCTACTCGTAATGCTTCTTCCCACAATTCTACTGAAAAGGATATATCATTATCCCAAGATTTATTCATAAATCCCTTGATTCCTTTCATTTTTTGGTACATAATCTTTCTAATAGGAGACCAAAGATGAAAGCAGAACGAATATGTCCTATCTGCCACAGAAAATACGAAGCTGACAGTAGTCGACTCAAATATGGAAGACAAACAACTTGCTCCCGCAAATGTTCTTATGAGTTTAGGAAACAAAAATTGTCCAGAAAAGTCACTTTGACTTGTAGTGTTTGCGGAAAACAATTCAGCCGTTCTCCCAGCCATATCAAATCTAAGTATAAAGCCGTTTTTTGCTCTCCACTCTGTAAATATCAAGGACAACGAATGGGATTGACTAAAAGGGTTGTTACCAAGCCTTATACTCTTCACAAAATCATCCCCGATGCTGTTAAAACTCTCCATGCCTTGAAAAGCTGGCAAACTCGGAGAAGAAATGGCACTGATAGGCACACAGAAAGAACCAGACAAAAACTTTCCCAAATCACTACCCAAAATATTGCAAGTGGAAAAATCAACCGTATCTCCAAAATAGAATATAAAGTCGCCGATGAACTCACCTTTAGTAATATCAGGTTCATCCATCAATTTGCCATTAGAAACCCTTCCACTGGCAGATTTTGTGCTTGCCTTGATTTCTATCTCCCTGATTTTAATATCGCAATTGAAGTTAATGGCACTTTTTGGCACGCCGACCCACGATTTTATCCCGATAGAACTATCCTCAAACCATCTCAAATCAGAACTTTGAACAAGTATTCTGCTAAGCTCTCCATACTTAAGAGGCTTAATATTTCCCTTGTTGAAATATGGGAATATGATATTATCAAAAGCCCTCATAACTTTTTGTCCCCTTTGTTTAATATCGTCAGGACTAAATAGTCCATAAGGTGGATCTGTTATTATGGCATCTATGCAATTGTCGGGTATTGTTTTCATCACTTCCTGGCAATCAGCACATATTAATTTATTTATATAGTCTTCAGGATATTTCATTTAAAATAAAAAATGACCTAAACCCTCAAAAATTATTTTTCAATAATTCTAAAGAGCTTAGGCCATTAACCTAACTTTTCAGACATTATATTATTCAATTTTCTTATTAAATTTTATCAAATTAATTGATTTCTGTCAAAGAGGCAATCTTTTCTTCTAACTACCCCACTAAAGTTTACACTAACATCTTTTCTTCTAACTACCCCACTAAAGTTTACACTAACTCAATCTATTTTATTCATTCTTTTATTCCCCAATATAGTTTTACTTTCAGTTGCCTCATCAAAAATCTATCTAAATGAAAAAGTATCGATGCCTCATATAAAAATCTAAACGAAATTATTTTAATTATAACCTAATCTCCTCTATATTTTTAAAGGTAACCCTACCCCCCGGAAGAACTACAAAAACCGGGGAGCAGGGGACGGCAACCGGGAAAAGCACCGACTAAACCAGGTTACCGAATAAATATTTAATTAGCAGCCCGGGGCCCAAGCTATCCTCAAAGAAATACTATCAAGTTAATACTATTAAATTTTTTTCGGCTGCCTAACAATATTTTTTTATAGCAGCCAAAAGACCGGGCTAAGCTATAAATTCGCTTTCTCCAGCCCATTGGCCACATCATCCTTTGAGACATAAGTATAAATAATAGTGCTCATTAAATTTTTGTGTCTCATAGCGTTCTGGGTTAACCTCAAGTCCCGGGTAGTTCTTAGATATTCGGTTGCAAAACTGTGTCTCAAGATATGAGGGTAAACCTGCTTCTTGATCCCTGCTTCCTTCCCGTACTGCTTGATAAACCTTTGCAGCTCCCGGGACCTGACCCTCTCTCCATTCTTACCGATAAAGAAAGCATTGCCTTTATTATATTTAAAGGCTTTCCTCGCTCTTAGATATCTTCTTAATTCCTTCCAGGTCTCATCCTTGGTCAGAGGTTGGTATTCATCATTCCCTCTCTTCCCCTGCCTGATCTTAATTCTATTCTCTTCGAAATAGATATCCTCATCATTCAGATTGCAAGCCTCGCTATTCCTGATCCCGGTAGAAAATAAAAGCCTAATAATTGCCTGGTTGCGTATGGCCATAAAGATATTATTCTTCAAATAGCTTAAATACTTGGAGCCTTTTAGCCTCTCTTCTTTTAGCCTCTTCTTATAAAGCTCTTCCAGTCCTGTTCCTACTTCTATCAGTCTCTCTACCTCTTCCCTGGTCAAAACTACCGGAGTCTTTTGCCTTTTCATTTCTATATCCTCCTTCATAATTCTACCATCATTATAAAGGATAGAATATATTTTGTCAAGTATTTTGACGCAGAATATGCTATTACACGCCAGAAGTCTATATTATTTTGATTTTAAATTCTTGAGACCTTTATAAACAAAGGACTTTTTAAGATTGCCCTTTTTGTGTTTTGACGCTTTACCTCGCAAAGTCTTAAAATTGCCCTATTTTAAAAATTATAATTTGCTTTATTAAAGCATAAAATTAATAGCGATCTTGCCCTTTTTAAATAAAAAAAGAGGGTTCCACCCCCCTGAATAGTCTAATATATTCTAATATAATTTTTTTTTATTATCTCTTGGGATATGTTATAAATAAAGCTTTTAATATAGATAGGTTATTTTATTTTAAGCAAAAAATGAGCATTAGAATCGGAGTTACACAAGGCCAGAATGAACATCTCAAAAATCTCTTAAAATCAAATATTAACAAAATGCCTCCGCCTGTTTATGTTTTTTCTTTCTAGAGAAGGTGTTGGCCACTGCATCTCCGTAGTCCGGGGACCGTCCCAATCTTTTTTTTATCCTATCCTTCTCTTCGATTATAATATCCCCGTTGCTCCTGGTAGTCCAATGCACCTCGGTTAAGTCCTGAGTTAGTTCATCAATAGGAGGCAAGGCTAACTCCCCATCTAATGCGGGATCCAGGGCATCTCTTATAGCCCAGTATAGGCAGGCTCTCATATTAGCAAAGGTCCTCTGCTCAGTTATGTCAGTTAAGTCTCTCGCTGATTCTGAAGCCTTAACCCCCACCGCATTAACCTTCTGTTCAATTAATCGGGAATAAACCCCGGCACCTTCTCCCAAAGAGTCTACAAAGGCAGTATCTTCCTTTTTTATCAGGGCGTTTTTGATTTTTCCCACGGTTACCATATGATCTTGTTTGCTATAGGTTTTAAATTTCTCAACAACATTGCCTTTTCTAAAAGCAAATACAGTAAGATCTCTTCCCATGCCGGCCACATCGACTCCTAGCTTTAGCGTACCTTCTCCTTTGCCTTTTAATTCTCGCCATCTATCATTAGCCATCTCTATCCAGTTTAAAGGAATTAGGGTGTCTTCAGTTGCTCGAGGGAATTCTCCCATAACCTTAACTAAGAACAAATCGTTAGGCCTATACCATTTGCCTTCCCATTTAAAATCATAGGAGTCTTTCTTTACTTCCTTTTCCTCTATCTCTACTATCCAACCCGGCTTCCTAATCTTCTCATCGATCCATTCCCAATCTACCTGTCCCGGGATTAATATCTTTTTAGCCCTGACGTTTACGGCATTCAAACAGTTCATTTTAAATTTTTTATATAAAGGGCTCCTGGTACTCTGGTAGGCTTCTCCCGTAGTCCTGTTTGGATTGAATATTAAAACCAGTCTGCTGTTACCGGTAAGTATGCCTTCTATGGCGTCAAAGGTTACCTGGTCTATCCCGCTCGCTTCAGTGACTACTACCATAAGATTAGGAGAGTGAAATCCGGACCAGTCTTCCGGTTTCTTATCCTTAGTTTTAAAACCCAATAAAAACCAGTCGGAATCCTCAAAAGTTATTTTATGAGTCCATAGTTCTCCACCGAGATTTACTTTAGCATTCCTGTATACTCTAGCTATCTCTGACATCATAATATTAATAACCTGTCTATCGGTGGGAGCTGTGTTGATAACCTTAGAGGGAACATTTAAATAGAGGAAACAGAGAGAG